TACCACCGTCCAGCACCACATCCGAAGCCATACCAGCGCCGAAGTATTTCAGCGAGGCAAAGCCAGCACCGGCCATCGACGAACCGCTATCGGTAATGCGCTGAATCGACTGGAGCGATTGCAGGTAAAGGCGATAGTAGTTGTTGTCAGCCACGATCAGATCAGGCTTATCCGTACCCCGGATCAACTGAACCGCAACCGCATCCATGTATTGCTGGATGTTAGAAGCCGTCACAGCCGCGCCGCCATTGGTCACGCCGGAGTAAGACACCGAGCGCCAAAACGACCAAGTAGCACGGTCGATACCGCCGTAAGTGCCCGAACTCGGAGCATCAGGCACAGCAGCGCCCAAGCCAGTCAGGTTCTTACCAGCGTTACCAGTACCGTCAAGATACAGGTCGCTGCTGATACGGTTAGCCAGTTGCGCTTCAGCAACGTTCATACGACCGTCCAGCAGGTCGATAATCGCCTCTTTGCCGCTGTTCTGAATCATTTCCAGGCCGCTGATCGAAACTGCCGAAGCGTACTGAGTGATAGAGAACTGCGCCGCAGAGATCGGGCTGTTTTGGGACACGTTCAGCACTTCATAGCCGCTATAGCTATTGGTGTTGTTAGTCGCCGAATCCGAGTACATCACTTCCTGCAAGATTACGTTACCGCCTGAGAAGGTCTTGACGTTTCCGCGTTCCCTCAGTCGGCGCAGCAGGGCGTTGTTGTTTGTTACGTTATCAGCAAGCTCACCGCTACGGCTTTGAATGTTGGTAGCGATAATGTCGCTGATAGAACTATTGGCGAATGCCATGGTTTTCTCCTATCAGGTTTTTAGAGTCGATCTGCCATGCTGTCGAATTGTTCGGCAAGCAGGGATCGGCGATCTTGCGCTTTGGTAGCCGTTGTCGCGCCGGGTGCGGCACTTCTGACACTAACCGCTGCCGCTCTAGCCTTCTTCGCAGCTTGATTCGCTACGACCTTTTGCTGAGTCTCAACTTGGGCTTGTCGGCTCTGTTGAACTTGCTGATAAAGGTTATCGTCTAGGCGTAATGCTTTTTCATACGCATCTTCCAATGTCGTTGCTACACCGCTTTGCAGCAAACTAATCATTGTCGGACGCGCTTCTTCAAAATGCTCAGCCCGCATAGCGAAGCTGTCAATTTCGCTTAGCAAAGACTGGTTCTGCACTTGCTCTTGTTGCTCTTTCCAACTCAGCACCTCGCCACGAACTCGATTCAGTTCCTGTTGAAGTGCTGAGATATTGGGATCAACCATCTGTTGTGGCAGTTGGCTCATATCACCCAAATTCACACCGTACTGCTGCGCGAGTCGCATAAAAAGTTGTTGCTTTTGCTGCGGATCGCTATACCGTAATGCGTGATCTGCTTCCATCAAGGCTTTGACAGCCTTCGGCGCATCCATCCCCAAACCACGGATGGTTTCCATGTAGGGGTTCAAGACCTCGTTAAACTGGTCTGCAATGCGGGCTTTTTCCATCAGGGGCTGAACCCCTGCTTTCATCTGTTCTTCGCGCTGCCAGGCGTATTCCTTCATTCGGTCATCAGCGGTTTGCCAAACGTCGTGATAATCCTTTTTCCACGAAGCCGGTGGGCGCTTCCACACGGGTTCTTCAACAGGCTCTTGCGCCTGCTGCATCATCGTCTGTTCGGGTTCTTTCGCTGCAAACTTACCTTGCTCGTCGCGGGGCACATCCTCGCGGATAGGTTCGGGGGCGCTTTCGACTTGCTCAAACTGTTCCAGCAGCTTTTCTCTGCGGGTATCTTCAACTGGTGCAATTGCGTTTAGATCGCTCATTTATCTCTCCCTGTGGGGGTTACGGGTAAATCGTGCGTCATCGCGCAGTTTGTTCAACATCTTGTTTGCATCTGCGTGAGTCATGTTTGCTAGTTGCGCCCGCAATACTTCTCTGCGGTTATCCTTGACCGGAGCAACTTTCGTTTCCATTTTTTCGTTGCCGACTTCAATGCAGCCATGCGCTTGCAGGTGTTCCCTGTGGCGACTGCGGCTGGTAATCATCGATCCGTCAATCATGGACTGATAAGGCTGAATGTCGGGCATTACATGGTGCAAGGAAGTCGGTTGGTACTCGCCAACTTCTATTGCTTCACCGTCAACATAAATCCAGCGTTTTCTCATAGAAGTAACAGAATTTCCTCATCGTCAATTTCAACGTGCCGCTGCCAAATTTGTTCAGCATTCTTAAGATCGGCAATCAACTTATCAAAATCAAGGTTGCTTGTCAAAATCTCTTGCTTGGTAATGTAATGCAGCGGCTCAACAACTTCGGGAATATCCTCTTTGCCCTCAACAATTCTTTCATACAGGTCGAGAACTTCCTTGCGACGCTGCTCCTGTACCGCTTTTTCCCTTGCAAAGCGATCTTTCAGCTTGTCGCCGTCATGGGTATCAATATCGACAATTACTGGGACGTAATCCCATGTCGCTTCATCCCATGTACCGGTGTCCCATCCCCCATTCATGTGACGATTTCAACCCCAACCGCTTTGCCGTCCGGCCCACGGATGATGCGTTTCGGTGCAGCCATAACCGTCATCAGGTTGTCGATCTTGCCCGCAGTCTGATCGTGCAGCATCGCCATGTCCTGCTGTAGCCGCTCGACGTTTTGCAGCGCCATCTGCACGCCGTTACCTAGCTCCGCGGTCATGCGCTCAGCAGAGGCAGTTGCAGCCTCGACCAGCGGGATATCAACGCCGGGATTCGCTCCAATTCGCGCCACGGTTACTTTTGTTGCTGCATCCAGTTCCGTTTTCCAGCGGTTGTATTGCTCCTCCATTTCGACCTTTTGGCGTTCAAACTCCATTTTCTGAGCATCCATTTGCGCCCGCATCTGCTCAATTTCGACCTCGCGCTGCGTTTTGGCTTGCTCTAGCTGCAACTTAGCCTGTTCAATCTGCATAGTGGCTTGCATCTTGGCTTGTTCTAGCTGAGCGTCGGCTTGCATCTTCGCTTGCGTCATTTGCTGCTCAGCCTGCATTTTTAGCATTTCGGGATTCTGCTGCGGCTGTGGCGGCGGGCGGTTCACAATCTTGTTAATTCCAGCGTCAATTGATCCCTCAAGCTGCCGCGCACCCTTGAACGATGCAACCATGAACTTCATCGTTTCGCCAATCATCGGGATCATTTCCGGCGCTTGCGTTCCAAGCGGCAAGGCTTCCCGCAGGAACGTCCCCAACGCGGAAATAAACTCAGCCCGATCCCGCTTCATTTGCTGCTCGTCCAACTGCACTAGCGAATCCGCTGCAACCTCAATGCGGAAATTCCGTAGGGGCTTGTCCTTCAGAAGCGCAAGTGCCTGGGGAATCAATTCCTGATCTTCCGGCTCTAACTGATTCGCAGCAGCGTATTGCAAAATTGTCTCGGGCTGGAACTTGGTGCAGATAACCTGCGCCTTAAGACGAAGCAAGCCCGTCGCAAACAGCGCCACATCCTCTTGCATGGCACGCAACCGAATCGAGGCATATTGCCCCTTAATTTGCTGCGCGGTAGCCGTCTCGGACGCAAATGACGATCCTCGGATAATGTCCGAAAGACCTGTGATTTCGTAGATTTGATTCTTGATTTCCGTTCGCGCTTGGTAGCATTGAATCAACGTCGCGGCGATCATGTCGATAGGCAGGAAGTCAATTGCGCCCTTCAAGCCGCCTTTCTCGCCGAAAGCCATCCAAGTATCGACCGGCAACAGAGCGTTGTTTTCGCCCTCGGTCATCAGTCGCTGCAATGCAGGCTGTGAAGCGTCGTATACCCCGCGCACACGCAAAGCCTTGACCAACCCGTCAATGCGGTCAGACAGAATATCAAGCTCGTTCGCCTGATCCTGATACAGCACGAAGTCAGGAACAGGGACTAGGGTATCGCTTGTGACGGTGGCGTACAGCGGGCGCGGGCAGGGGAAGAATCCTTCCAACTCCAGCGGGTCATCGCGCGCATCAATGATGTTGGGCATCGACTTGCTGAACCAATAAACCTTGCCGGTTTCCTTGTCCCAGTATTCACAAATCTTTGCGCGGGTGTGTTCCTTGGTGGATTGCCCGTATTGCTTGAGGGTGTCCGGGCCTGCATCAAACGGAATCTTGTTGCCAACTTCCTCACCAAACCGCTCTATCAGCGCCTCGCGGGTCATGTAAACCCATCGCCACACCGCCGTGACTTCTTCCCATGTCCTAGCAACAGAGTGCCCGAAGTCCTTCCAATGGACATAATCGACGGGGGCGCATTCGTATTCGATTTCCTCTAACGGTTCTTCGCCAGCCAAGGCTTGATTGTTCGCCTCCGGCTCGTCAATGTCCTCGGTAATCTCCAGCCCATCCTCGGGCATACCGACAGCTTGAACGTGAGGCTCATACCGCACCCAAGACGTACCGCGCCCGCCGAGGAAACGATCCTCGACCGAATGCTTCATCGTACTGCGAAAGTCGGGATAATGCTCAATCTCAAAGTCAAGCGCCCGCTCAATCAGCAGGGAAGCTACCCGTCCAACTTGATCGTTATCACCAAAGCGACGCGATACATCAGCCTTTGGGAGACGCGCATAGACCGCAGGAATCAGCGTCTGAACATTCGACCATAGGATATTGAACTTGGCAGTCTCGTTGGTGTTCTGACTGCGGTTATCATCCCGATAACGCTTGATGATCTTCTGAGCGCGGGCTTCCCACTTCTTAAAGTCGTTGTCATAGGCTGCAACATTGTGCAGCAGCTTCTGCAAACCTGTGCTTTGCGGTTCGTCCATTATTTATTTCGCTCCGAGATCGCTCTTGCCTTGGCGCGGGCATCTTCCTTACTGCTTGCGCCCCACGCCTTCAAAGCCAATGCCAATCGAGTAGGTTTGCCGTTCTTTTCCATTGGGCCAGGCATATTGCCCATGCGAGCAAGGAAAGACGCGCGACGCGGGTTATCGCCAGCCTTGACGGGAGGCTTCAGCGTGCCGCCAGTCTCCGCGTGATAGCTAGCTCGTCCCTTGGCGTTCAAGCCGCCTTCGGGGTTTTTACCCTCGCTGCGTGTCCATGCTGCGGTCATTTGTTCTCCGGCTTCACAGTTTTAGCAGATTCGCGGAAAGCCTTTGCAGTCGGCGCACCGGGATCGCCAGGCTTACGCATACGCTCGCCCGAACCGGCTTTGATCCGTTCTTGCTTCGCTAGGATATTGGCGTACAACCCGGCTTTGTTCATCATGCTGAGAAAATTCCAATCGCCAACACTTCAACACCAGCGCCAGTTGTGATTTTCCAAGGGCCGTTGCGAGAAACAGCATTGACTTCGATATCGTAGTTGTTGATTCCTGTCCCTGCGCTTGCAGGCAAAATGGTATGCGAAAAACCTGATCCATCAAGAATAACAACGTTTCCAGTTAATGCGGTTGTGACGGTACAAACCAAGCGATGCAAATAATCGCCCGTTGCTCCATTACCGCCCAAAACTTGCGCGGTTTGCCCTGCTGTAACGTGCTCATATTGATAACGATACGGATAAGAAACGCCACTCATATTCTTGCTCCTTTAGGTTTAACAGTTGACCACATATCGTTAAGGGTAACTGTGTTTTGCGGGCCTACCATCAGAGGCTTCTCTCTGTCCGGCGCTCTGATTACCGGCTCTTGCTTCCATGCGATTGCCATCATACGAAAAGCATCTGCGGGATGGCTAGTCCAATCGTGTCGCGGAGTCTGTCTGAATGCCTTTTTGTCCTCGTCATACTCGCGCTGATACAGCTTTAATGCCTCAATGCCCTCGTAACATTTGTTGTCAAACCAAGTAATCGGGAGCATTTTCCTTACTGCCTGGATGCCGTCTTGGACTGACAGATCAGGGACGATAGCCAACGAGGAAATGCCCAAGTGCGCCCCAAGCTGCTCAATGATGGACTTGCCGCCGCTGGCAAGGGTCTTGGCTTTCGCGTCGTGCGGGAGCCAATGCTTACCATAGCGATAACCTCTGCTCTCGATAACCTGCGCGAGTTCTTCAATGTTTGCGCCCGATACCGCGTAATGGTCGATAACATGGATT